CTGTGCAGAATAAATCTCCAACTTGCCGCCGACCACTGCTGCTGATAGGTATGTGATGCCCAAATTGTTGATCGAAGTTGCGACGACTGAAACTACGTTATTTGGGTTGCCCTGTACAGTGATAGTCTGTGCAGCAGTGCCGTTAACTGAAATAGTGAACGTGTTACCTTGAGTTAGTACAGGATTTGCTACCGAACCCTGAACAGTTGGATTCGCCTTCAACCAGTTGGAATCTCCGACTCTTGTCCAGACATTAGCAGATGTCTTGTAGAAGTACATTCCTGAAGTCGAAGCACTTGGGCGATTGTAAGTTGGGATTGCGATAACCGCATATTGCCCGATCGCACCGATGCTCTGTAGAGGAAAACCGGCGGACAATTGTGTAGTGTCAGTGATTACGATAGGAGTCTCAAGTGCGAACTGACCAGTTGAAGCATTAAATTCATAGATACCCCAAGTCGAGCTAGCTGACTCTAACCACCAAGTACCATCTGCCGGAGAACCAGTTGGTCGACCTGTCTGACCGACGAGACTCGCAAGATCGATGTCTGCTCTCAAAGTATAAACACGATTAGTGACACCAAGTGCAGAATAAGCGGCAAGCAGACCGTATTCATTGAGTTCATAACCCTGAATAGGAGTACCCGCTGATGTAGTATAGAAGAATGGGTTACCATATAAGGTAACGAGATCACGCTGACTCGTGACTTGATAGAGCTTACCAGCATTAGCAGGGAGTGTGCCAGCTGCTACAGCAGTTCCAGTAGGATCTGCTTTGTTGCTCGCTGTAGCAAGGACAACGAGAGGAATAGAGTTAGTTGGGGCCGGAAGATACTGACTCTGATCGATGACTGTAACTTCTACACCTGGCGAATTTAATGGCATATCATTTTCCTTTGTATGATTTTGAGGTTTACCACCTGCCTAATAATGATTACTAGGTTTCTAATGATATTTATTACAGGCAGCTAAAAATACGGTGATTCGTTAAAAAAATATAAATACTAGAACCTTTAAAGGAAATAACACATGACAAATATTAATGCATCCGTATATTGGATTCGGTTACCGGAACACACTAATCCGATGACTGAAGGCTATGTAGGAATTTCAAAAAACTTCGATAGCAGAATGATAGTACATCAAGACTCTATTCAAAAAGGGATTCATAAGAATCCACATTTAGTTCATGCAGTAGCAAAATACGGTTGGGACAATCTTATTAAGGAAATTATATTTGTAGGGGACGAGGTGACGTGTTATATTAAAGAGAGTGAACTTAGACCCAAAAAGGCAACTGGCTGGAACATCGCCCCGGGAGGTCATCGAGGTCCGGGATGGACCCCGGGAAAAAAACGAAGCCCGGAATATCTCGAAAAAATGAGAATCAAGAATGCGGCTAGACGGGCTGCAACCATGGACAAAAAAATAAATGAGAGAAGGGAACGAATTACCCTAAGAAATCAGAAACAAGCTGAACGGGAAGCTGCTAACCTAATCAAAAAACAAAAGAAAGAGATTCGTCAGCAAGAAAGAATGAGGGAGGTAGCCCGGTTGACCGTTGAACGAGAACGCCGGGCAGCGAAGCGTTTGACAGAGGGTACTGCGGATATACCCAGAGACCTGAGAAATCGGCCCATATGCGTCGAGTGTAACAAAAACCACTGCGCGATAAACTATATCCGCAAAGGTAAGACCTATTACCGTCGCATGTGTGATAGTTGCGGGAAATTAAAAGCCAAGAAAAAACCCAGAGTGTTGCTCTGGGAGAAAGCAGGCTATAAAAAGAAACCGCAATGTGACTTGTGCGGCTTCAAAAGTTTATATCCGACACAGATGACGGTATTTCACATTGATGGCGATCTGAATAATGTGAACTATTTCAACCTCAAAACCATATGTTTGAACTGTGTTGAAGTTGTCAAACGCAAAAAAATTAACTGGAAAAGGGGAGACTTAGTAATTGATTACTGATGCGATCTGCTTATGTAGATCGTCAATCGTTCCACCATTGTCGATGTGGTAATCATACTCTAGTCCGACGCTAGAATATTCACTAATATGAACATTGTAATACTCTAGCTTTGACATGCAGAGTTCGTGATACCCTGCGTTCGTGCTAGTATTATAGAGTTTAGCATAGTAATGCCACTCTGGGTCAGGACCGCGATGAACTCGCATCGTGATGCCACCTGTATTTTTGATAGCCTGCAGTTCGTTGGGGAAGCGGCAATCAGTGATGACTACGTTGTCCTTAATATCCATCAATCGCCGATTTAATGATGCGACCCAGATAGCATCGTGAAACCCTTTCCGGGCGACCTCTGTGCCCCATTGCTGCAGGACCCAACGAGGGGTCAAGTGAGGAATGCCTAACTGACTCGCCCACCACTCATCTACTTGTTCCCGCCATTCTCTACTTTCTTGCGTTTCTCCTTCTAATAGGATTCTATCCCAAGAAAAAATAACCGAAACAGCATCCTTCAATGTGTCAGCAAATGCCATCTTTCGGAAGCCATAGTTTGTGGTTAAGATGTTGGCAACGGTAGATTTGCCACTACCGATGAGACCTGTAATTCCTATGATCATTCTTGCAGTGTAACATGAAGAGTTAGTGGTGTCAAGCCTTAATTAGCCTTGGATCCATGTTAAGGGAGCGGAACCATCTACGTAGTTCTTCAGTTCTAGGAGTAGCTGTTCCTGAAGTGCCTTAGATTCAGCCTTCATGGCAGTACCGTTCAACGTAGTGCCGCCACCAGGACCTACGATAGTGCCAAACTTCTCGCGGGCTTCACCGATGATTCCCTTTAGAACGGCGATGATGAAGTCAACGATCCACACGCCAGCATAGGGGTCTTGAAGCAGGACTGCTTCCGGACGCTGGATGTCAGCCCAGATCAGAATACGCTCACCTGTTCCCTTGAAGTCACGGACGACACGTAGAACCTTAGTGACTGGGTCAAACGTATAAGTGACGTATCCACCGAACATACGAGCAGCCAGTTCAACATAACCGGCGTAGAAGTCGTATGTTGCCATACCACCTGTGTAGTTATAGTTCAACAGATAGGTGTTGAGGATAGCACTTGAGAACGGGTCGAATGATGACGATGAAGGACCTGTTTCAAGTCCGACTGTACGTCTAAACAATGCACGAACGTTGATGAAGTCAGAAGGTAGCGTGTATGTATCTACGTTCTTGATAACGGTCAGCAGCGTGTATGACTCTTGCGTAGCGTTCTGCGCTCGCTGACGATAGATTTTGATAGCGTAGTTGTACGCAGCCTCGTAATGCTGAGGATCGAGTTCTAGATCAATGATGTCTCCGCCCATGCGTAATCGGACGTTCTCAAACACAGCCTGTTTGAGTTCTTCTAGGTTAAGATTAGTCGGAGTGCTTAAGATACTTGCAGTGCTATCTACCATTTGTAATTCCCTGTTTTACTTATTTATCAAGAATTACTAGACCACGATTCTCTTTAGCTATGACAGTATTTAATTCAAATTCATCCTGTTCATCTTTCGGAAACATCCAAAGATGTTTGGGGAGGGAAGTGTCGCCACAGCTTTGACAACGCCATCCTCTCCCCTCAGACAGTGATGCTATGACCCCGCAATCAATACAGACGGGAGGTCCTAGTCCCATCAATAAAAATCAAACAATGGATTAGATGCAGCATTGGCTAAGGATACCAATTTCTTCATGCTAGAATTTCTGATTCTAAATTGATATGAATTACCAATTTTATATTCAAAATATGCGATAGTTGATTTTACAGTAAAGTGATTACCGGAATCGTTTTCAACGAGTTGTCGGCGACAATCCTCGTAGGCCTCTTCTAATTTTTTTTGGATTCTGTCATTCGTGAAATCAACTACCTTAGCGTTGGTGATTACGCCAGAAAGATCATATGGATTTTCAGCAATAGTAAGCTGGTATTGCCTTTGCAGCTTTTCTTTAACTGGAGAGTCTGCCCAGGGCGTATTTACAATAGCATCATATGTCATGCGTCCAATGCTCCAGTCTGCTCCAGAATACATTGATTTTGACTTTATCTCCATTCCCGGAAGATCAGTAGTTGCTGAACGATCAATAGGGAATCCCATATCTTCAAGAGCATTTTCAATCAACTGCCCATTGGATCCATCAGTAGTTTCTTTGGGATTGTTCAATTTCAACGAAGACCAATCGGCATTAATATTTTTAACTTTTACACTGGACATTTATAGATCGCCTTCCTTTCGGTTCTCGCTGTAATGTGCATCGAAATGACCTTTAGGATAACGGGACTCTAGCTTGTGTACGTTTTCAGCAAGCACTTCGTTAGGATCAAGTCCAAGTGCATTACACGCATTTGCCCAATACCAGATGATGTCCCCGAGTTCGCGTTTAAGATGGAAGATGTTTTCTTCGTTAAGTGGCTTACCCTGAAAGAAAATCTTCTTCACGATTTCCTGAAACTCTCCGCCTTCGCTACCGAGACCGATGCTTGCAGTCATGAGCAATGCGAGGTTGACATTGGTACTAGCGCCAAGCTCTTGTAGACGCTCGATAAGTGCAGTAAGGTCCTTACTCTGATCACTGCACACGGTGAGG